TCTCGGTTCGTACCGACCTGCTGACTGTTGTTAAGGACCTGCGTAAGCGCAACGTTCCTACATTCTCTGACGGTCTGTATCGCTGCATCTGCGATCCCGTCTTCATGATGCACCTGCGTCGTGATTCTGACTTCCGTGAGATCGCTCGTTACGCTGGCGCTCCTGGTCAAGGCATGTACATGGGCAACCCCATGATGCCTAACAACACCAGCTTCTACATGGGTCCCCAGGCTGGTCAGGGTTACTTCCTGGCTGGTGAGCCTGTGATGCCTACTGGTGTTCAGTTCGAAGGCGTTAAGTTCTTCGAGTCGACCAACTTCCCCAGCAAGAACGTCACCACCTCCTTCGATAACGGCTCCAGCTATGCCTCGAAGGAAGTTGCTCAGGGTTACTTCTTCGGTCCTCAAGCTATCGGTGTTGGTATCGGCGGCCCGAACGCTCAGGTGCTGATCAACAACAACGACGACTTCAGCCGTTTCATCATCCTGATCTGGCAACTGTATGCAGGTTTCGAAATCCTGAACAAGGACTTCGTTACAACTGCCTTCAGCTACCTGCAAGACGACGGCACTGTTTGATCAAAATAGTATTTAACATTTAGGACAAAATAGATGAGCTATTTATCTGCTAAGAAAATCTACCCAGGTAACTGGGCAGAAGCTCTGAACGGTTGGTATCGCAATATCGACACCACAGACGACGGTACTAATAATGCCTCTAACGGCGGCCCCACTTCGGTGTTGGCCGTCCCTGGCTACCGTTACTTCCAGCAGCGCGGCTATGTGGCCGTGTCTGCTACCTCTGGTTCCCCTCTGGCAACCGGCAATGTGATCGTTCCTTCCCCTTATCGGAACGACACAACCCGTCCTGATATCACCGGCATGGTGATCTCTGGCAGCAGCACTCAGCCTGCATACGTGTATCGCACTGCCGTCTCCGTGGCTTCCGGCTGGGGCGACAACCGTGTCTCTTCTGGTGTGTTTGCTGCTACAGGTAACGTCATCTCCTTCGGTCGTGATAGCAGTGGTCCTACCGCTGCTTCTGGCGTTGGTGAAGGCGTGATTCAGGCAAACCTGACCTCCACCGTTTCTGGTGACGCTGCTACCAAGATTTACTTCGCTGGTGGTAGCCAAGCTTTCGGTGAAAACCCCTTCATCACCGCTACAGGTGCTGCAGGTGTTTCTGGTGGCATCGTGTACTACGAAGCAACCGCCGCCACCACCATGAAGGTGTTTGCGAAAGGTACTGCTAACGGCACCAGCACTTCTGGCGGTATTTATATCTCCGATGCTGACTCGAACGCTGGCCTCACCGGTTACCTGGTTGTGGAAATCTGCTACATCCAACCCGATGACGCTCCTGGCTACGAGGACATCGAAGCTTATCTGCCTAACCGTACAGTTAGCTGAATAAGTTAAACTAGGACCAGAAATTAACTCTGGTCCTTATGCTTTATCAGCACAAAAAAACAGGCGCTAATGTAAAGGTTGTAAGCGAATGGGATAACGGCGATTGGTTCATGGTTGAAGACCAGGATGGTCGCCTTTTCACCGCTTACAAAACTGAATTAGTTGCTGACGAAAGCGCAACTAAAAAAGTTAAAGCGCTCCAGGTTAAAGATAAAGCCGCCCAGGAGGAACCTCGGTCGTTTCCCCCCGATACCCGATTGAATATCAACGGTGCAACTGCACAGATGATTGCCGATCACATTAAAGGTATTGGAATGAAGACTGCCCGAGAGATCAAAGATCTTCAGATGTCCTTATCGGGTGAAAGGTTTAGCTCTCTCGAGCAATTGAAACAAATTAAACGAGTCGACTGGGATGCTGTTATTTCTGCAAACCTAATCCGAGTGTAATAAGTTTCATCATTAAGCCCCTGGGAAACCAGGGGTTTTTAATTCTAAAATAAGAAGATAAGAGTCCCGCGTTCTGGGAATACTTAAACTTATTTTTCATTGTTGCTACTTTTGTTGTAATGGCTTATACTCCAATCCGTTCAGGTTTTACTGGCCCCAGTGCAAAGATTGGAGGGTCAAGTGATTATCATATTGACTTAAAAATGCTGGAATCGCTCCCCATTGGGGAACGTGTCAAAGCTGTTGATTCATTAGCAAGAAAATATGCATCAATTGGACGTGAGATTGAGTTCTCTAATCAAGGAGTTGCAGGCCAGCGCTGGAACCCAGAGGCCGACTTAGCAACACGGGTTGACTTACTCAATCGAGCAGGTGCTGCCCACAGTAAACGTCCTGGCTGGCAGTCGTTAGATTTTTATGTCCCGTTTAAAGGCAAAAGCCGTTTTGATAAAGGCGCTGTAGAAGATGCTTCAATCTTCTTACCTGGAGTAGCAGGCGGCAGTGTTCGCCGTGGTACTGCTAAAGACTACGGATATTTCTCTGAATCCCTGGATCCCAAAGGCAATGTTCTTTTCCGTGTTGGTCACGGGAACATTGATCGTCCGGAGACTAATGAAAATATGGCAATTTCTCAGTTACCTCAGAAGCCTTCTGCTCCTCCTCTGCAAGAGAAGGTTTCGTCACAGGATAATCTTGCAGCTTATCGCCAAGGTTTATTTGATGCCCTTGGAATGACAAAACCGCAAGAAGAAAAGAAACAAGAACCTTCATTAACGCAGTCTTTATTATCTGGTGTTCTTGCCAATGCGTTCCAGGGCAATCCTTTTATGCGTAATTACATGCAGCAAAATCCTTACATGCAAGGCAGAACTCAATCAACCACTGATTTCTTATCAGGACTGCTTGGTTGATTACTGCAATTTATAATTAATTGATGACAGAGAATTATTGTGCAGCTCTCTGATTTTGACAAAAGTAGAATTAGGTATCATTTAGGGTACTTTACTGTTTCCGTGCCAGCAGGTGATTATGCCCGCCTGGAAGAAGCAATGAATACAGTACCTGATTCTTATTTCTACGATAAGATTACAATTCAGATTGGCAGGTGTGACACTGCCGAGAAGAAGACAGAGGTTGCAACTTCTCCGTCGACTCGCCTGGAAAGTATTGTTGGTGACGTTGATCGTACCATCCGATCAAGCAATGCCAAGGAGGCATTAAAAGTTTGGGATGAGATTTACCTGTACGAGACAAACCGTCTTGCAGGTATTTTGTACGTTCCTAACTACAAAGATCCGCTGCAGGCAAGATACCGTTTTGAGCGTTCTGGTGCTGAATTTATTCAGGCACTTCCTGGTCCTGCTGACACCGCCGTTGGCTCCCGTATTTATTTGAGAGAGGTTTGTCGATAATGGATTTAAAGCTATTTGCAGACCAGCTTTTCAAGCAAGCACGCGGCAAAGCAGCCAATACTCTCAGGAGCAGAGCACCTCACATTTATCTTCCGGGATCTTTTCCACTTGACAATCCTTTAACCAGGCTCCAAGGTAACTCTCGATACTTGTTGCGTCAAGGTCAAGGACTGTTGCAAAAGGCTCAATCTTTTGGACCTACTGCTTTGAATCCTCTTGCAAGCAGGACTCCAACCACAAATCTAGGAAAGTTGGGTTCTATGTTGAATCCTCTTAATCCTGCAAATTTCAGAAATTTATTAACAGGAAGCGCAATATCAGCTTTTGTCCCTGATAACAGCGCTCTTAAAGGTAACTTAGAAATCTTTGCTCTTGCACCCGGCAACCCTGTACAAAAAACAGCAGCAACTCTTTTGTTTGGTGCAGTAGACGCAGGGCCAAGAGATGAGATGGCTTTAGAGCGGGAGCTTAGAGCCAAGGGGATCATGCCTGCCGGTGGCGATTCTTCTGTTCGCAACAAAGAAGGTAAGGTCTGGGCAGGTACCAACTACGGCTTCCAATCCCCTGAAAGCTTCAATAAGTTATACGGTGCAAATCTTCCAATTACTCCAACTACTGGTGGCATTCTGCCGGTAGATTCCGGTCTCCCTGCTGATTACAAGCAAACTGAATTAGAAGCAGGTGCAGCAGTTGTCCCTCAACTTTCTCCAGAAGAACTTGCATACAATCAAGAACGTTCACGTATTGCTCAGTTAACAGCTGCTACTCCAGAAGAGCGCAGCAAACTCCGCGATGAAGGAATGAGAATCTGGGCAGCTAAATACCGTGATGATTTAGCCAAACAAGTAAAGCCAGGTCAGTCTGGCTATGAGGTAATTCAACAGGTGTTAAATAAATAAGAGAGGAATGCAGTAATGTCTCAGGAACGGAAACTCATAGAAGAATGGGTACGTCAAAATCCGGGTATTGCCAGAGGACTT